GCGAGTTGGGTGAGTTTTTTCTTTGCGTTGTGGATCTGAAGCATCTCCCACGCCCGGTTGTAGTTAAGAGAGCCCATGAGGCGCTTGTAGTGGACGAGCTCGAAGAAATCTTGGCGGATACTGGATGGGCGGATACGGGATGACATGACTGTGGCTGTGACTGATTACATGTTATTTATTAACCGATCAGTTTCTAAAGTTATCTTTGTATTTTCCATTCAATCTTAAATATCTGTAATCTGCCTATGAGGAAATTGAGCGGATATTAACCATTAAATGAGATTGTTTAATACATATGAAGAATTATTAAGAAACCTGCCTGTCACGGAAGAACCTGTAGTATTGCCTCCTTTTCCTATGGATACATCCGATATAGAAACATTAGACCATGTATTGACCATCATTCGTTTTATCGAAGAAAATCATCTCGATAAAATAAACGAAAAGTACCATCGTTTGCGCGTATGTAAAGACAGTATCATAAAACTAAACAACATGATTGGATTAACGGAAGCCAAGAAAGATTTCGCACAACAAATCTTGTCTTTATGCGAAGGCAACCGAGATGGGAAAATTAACAGTGTTATATACGGTCCGCCTGGCTGCGGTAAAACAACTCTGGCTCAAGTTCTATCAGATATCTATATTAAAATGGGCGCGTCCAGTATGGGGCTCATCAAAGGAGATCGTTCCAACATGATCGGAGAATACGTCGGTCAGACTGCCGTAAAAACAAAAAAGTTGCTCCAGTCTGCTCTCGGAGGCGTATTGTTTATCGACGAGGCGTATCAGCTCGGTCACGCCGCAGACGGAAATCGTTGTCCTTTTGCGTATGAATGTATCAATACGATTAACCAGTTTATCACAGAAAACCCAGGGAAACTCGTAATTATACTTGCCGGGTACCAGAAAGATATTGAGCAAAACTTTTTCTCACAAAACGATGGACTATCCAGGCGTTTCCCTTTTAAATACAACATCACGGGTTACACAGATACAGAACTCTTTAAAATATTTAAGTACCAGGCGAAACCTTATGTACTTGCTGATAATGCCATAGATGTAGCTACGTTTCGAGATACATCCTTGTTTTCTTTCTACGGAGGAGACACTGAAAATTTATTTAACTGTTGTCGAATGTTTCATGATAAACGAATGTTTTCGCAGCTTAAGCCGGATAAGATTTTAACAAAAGCAGACGTTGACCGCGGACTGGAATTATTTCGCAAACACAAGGATAATAAAAAAGAAGAACAATCTGACGTATGGCGTCACATGTATATGTAAAATTGATACCTTTAAATTTTCACATTACATCATGTCGAACGATTGCTCCATCTGCTACAATAGTTACAATAAATCTACCCGAGCAAAAGTAGTGTGCTTCGGTTGCGACTTTCAAGCCTGTCGCGAATGCCTTGCTATGTATTTAACTACCGTTTCTACAAACTTAACTGCTGATTGTCCAGGTTGTCACAAGGAATGGACACGCGAATTTCTGCTCCAATCTTTTACACAAAAGTTCGTCAACACCGACATAAAACACCACCGTGAAGAAATTTTATTTCAACGCGAGCAAGCCATGCTCCCACTTCGTCAAATAGAGCTTGAACGGAGAAATCGCATATCCGGCGTAGAAGAGCAACTGCTTGACATACATGCCCAGATTAACGCTCTGTACAATGTACGAGATGAATTACGAGCGCAATTAGAATATTTAAAGAATAGAAACAAGGAACCGGAGCCAGATAAACAGACATTTGTCCAAAAGTGCCCTAATGGTGAATGCCGTGGGTTTCTGTCGACGCAATGGAAATGCGGATTGTGTGAAAAATGGACTTGTCAGGAGTGCAAGGAGGTGAAAGGCGATCGTCGTGATGCCGCACATACGTGCGATCCGGACACTGTGGCTACAGCTAAACTGATTTCGAGCGAAACAAAGCCTTGCCCAAAATGCGGTGTACGATTATATAAAATCAGCGGTTGTAATCAGATGTGGTGTACCTCTTGTAACGATTGCGCGTTTGACTGGGTAACTGGAAAGATCGAGAAGGTTATTCATAATCCGCATTATTTCGAGTACCAACGGAGATTGCGTGGCGGTGCCGATATTCCACGTCAACTTGGAGATCTGCCTTGTGGTGGCGCACTTCAAATTGACCATCGTACGCCATACAACATTAACGATCATCTCCGAACTCTTATCGCGAAACCTTCTGTAAAATCACACATGGATCTACTTGACAATATTTGCCAGATGTATATTCATGTTCAAATTACGATGGTTCCAAAATATACATTGGATGCCGTACGATTTAACCAAGAATACGGTATTAGTTTCTTGAGCCACGATATCACTGAACAAGAATTCAAAATCCATCTTCAGCGTGCTGACAAACGCGTACAACAAGCACGCGAAACGCGCAATGTACTGGATATGGTTCTGACTACCACTTCTGATCTTGTTGCCAGATACAATGTTGCGCTTACGGAGTTAGGATTACGTACCCATCCTGACCGGTCTTGCGATGAAGCTATTTTGGCAGTTTTAGCTCCTACTTTTGCGATTTTACACGAAATCGATCCGTTGCTCGAGTACGCAAATGAATGTTTGGTTAAAATCGCTAAAGTTTACGGATCTAAAAGCAACGTCGTTGTTGAGCTAGATACTGAACGTACTTATTATGGGCGTCGCCCACGTCGTGAGATCTGGGACTAATAAAAGCTCGTTAAAAATAGACTAATTTAATTTTAAATTATTTATAATGAAGATAACGATTAAACGCACAGATCATATGACGGATTTATTTTTAGATATTAATGTTTCTACCGGTGCGGAGTTACGCGCAGTTATAGCAGACATATATGATTTTAATCCTAATCTTCAGATTGTTCACGCGGGCAAAATCATTAAGGACGACGACAATATACTTACTTTGGATAATGCTACCATTATTATAGTTAAATGGAAACGAGTGTTGGAACCAGGTCCACTCTTCTTATGGATACAGCGCATAGCAAGTAAAAACCCTTATTTTTTGTCCTATTTAGCTGTAAATCCAGTCAAAGCACTGGAAATTATGGAACAGGAATCAGAAGAGTATACTGATTTATTCGATATCATTAGCAATATAGCGAACTTAAAAACAAATAAATAATCTCAATAAATGAGCGATGATACGGTTGTACCAAGAAAATTGCTACGAACAATAAGCTACAACATTGACGGACTACACATGACAAACAGTAAGTTCTCGATGTTTATCGATACCATAGAAACACAAAAGCCAGATATATTGTGTCTTACAAATGTAACGGAAGATGTGTTTAATAAATTATTAGGATCATTGGAGCGTTTTTATGTATCTTTTCAAGTATTTATAGAAGAGGAGGAGGATCTTGGTACGGTTATAATGTGTAACAAGGAAACGACGGCGATTTCAGAAGACGAGCCTCCTTATTATTTTGATTACCCTGGCGGTACGTCTGGTCGTGTTATTGGTACAGGCATCGTACTGAAGAAAAGCAAGTCTAAATTTAATATTTTAACAGCAGATATAGATCATGACAACGAAGACATCCGTAAAATTCAATTTGATATATTGGCAAAGGTAATTAATGACATTGAAGATTACATTATTTTGGGAGATACGGGGAACTTAAACTTAAAGGGAAAGGGACAAGGTGCCAAAGATGTATGGATAAAACTGGGCTGTCCATTTAAAATAAAAACAACGGATCGCATGCTTCGTACATATGTCGATAGTAGAGTTTTAGTTCCAAAAGCAATGTCTTTGATTGGGATAAAAACTCCAATGCAGGGGTTAGAAACGATTTTCCAGGTTAATAGAAAATCACGGGCGTGAAGCAAGCTCGTTTAATTTTTCAAGTTCTTCATCGGGTACTGTCTCTTTAACTGCTTCTGTCTCTTTAACTCCATTAACTTTAACTTTCACTCCATTAACTTTACCTTTAACTTTAGTCGCATTAACTTTCGCCTCTTTACCATTAGCTTTCTCATTAATTTTCGCCTCCTCGTTGTCTTCCTCCTTCATATCTTCCATTCCTTCAATAAAACCTTCATACAGCAATTGCTCTTTTATCATGGCGATTATAAGTACAAAACCTATAGCAAGTAAGACACTGAATGATAACGTAGCATTATTATTCGACATGTACGCAACCAGTGTAATTATTGCCATACGGAAAAATCCGCTGTCAAATAATTTAATAATAGATTGTGGTAACTTTGGACGCATTGCTGAGGCATATATTATGATAGCCACTGCGGTAAGATCACGTAATTCGCGTAACATATATTGTTTCTTAGAGAATTTTAATCTAATAACCGATATATAATGCCAGCTATTCTGGAAGAGGCATTTAGCTCTCCATTTTACAAATTCAAGGGTCTGAACCCTCACGGGCAAATGAACCCTCACGGGCAAATGAACCCTCACGGGCAAATGAACCCTCACGGCCAAATAGATCAGACACAATCAACATCTGATACTGAAAGTTTACGTAATCCATTATGGATACAACAGGAGATTAAAGCCGATCCAGTTAAAGAACATCAAGTTAAAGTAAATCAGGTTAAAGCACATCCCGTTAAAGATGAACAACCAGCCCCAGCGCAAGACAATCACAATTGCGATAGATCGCTTGCTGTTATAATGTCTTGTCCTCACTGTAGAAACAAGCTCCGTATGCTTATGTCTCAGAACGGAGGAGCCATAAATGTACCTAATTTTAATATTGAAAATTTAAACAATAGCACCGTCAGTAACTTTCTATTCGGTATCGCAGTCCTGTTCCTTGTAGATCGTATGATAAAATTAACCGCTCGGACTGCTTAAAGATAAATGTTAAAGATTAAAGATTAAATTTAAGATTAAAATCATGTTGTTTTAATCTTAAAATTAACAAACCGAAACGGAACAGAATTTAGATACCGCCGATCTCAAACTCGCGTCTGTTGGTGTCTGCCTCGTATGAGCTCTGGCTCCATGGGCCTACAGCTACGCGAGGGATAAGGGGGTCAGAACGGAGCTGACGGTTAGCGTTACGGAGCGAGCTCAGCTGGGTGTTAAGACCAGCGTGGTGACCAGCCTCGAACAGATTGCGGTTGCTGAGAGTGCCCTGTGGTGAAGGGTTCGAGTCAGCGAAGGCGCCCTCCTTTGGCAGAAGATCCGAGGCCATCAACTCATCCTTGGGATAGCATGACATGTAGCCAGCGGTGGGCTGAAAGTTACCCTGGGCAGAGAAGTTGTTGCTGATCTGTGGGTAAGGAAGTACATTGGGGTTGTTCTTGTAGATATCATCCTTGTTCTGCTGTTGTGCAACAGCAACGGCCGGTTGTGTTGCTGAGGGAGCAACAACTGGGACATCAGCCCCACCGGTTACAAGAGTACCGGTATTCTTGATAAGCGACGTACCAGACATAACGTTGTAAGCTATAACAGCCAGAATGACCATGACAAGTAGTTTGCTGAGATCTTTAAACATATATTCTTAATAACAAAAAATTTCTTAAGTCGGAGAGACGCATTAAAATGCCAACAAACAAAAAATCAGTTAAAAGATACTTATTACATAATGTAAATGAGTAGCTCCTTAGATTCAATGCATGACAAATGTAAACAAGTTATATTATTTCATAATAATCTCTGTAAATTCTTTAAAGCTCTTAAGGGTGTACTCCCTGAATGTTCAACCCTTCTTAAGCCAACAATTACAAACTATAAACAAACTCCACGGGTTGAATATATTTCAAAGCTTAAGACACTGATGGATGATCACGTAAAGTACATATCGCAGTATGACGAAGGCATCTTTACGGATGACTACCATACTGGAGAACTGTATTTGCTACCGGAGCTTGACTTTCGTAAGCTTTGGGATCTTGTGAATACATCTGAAGGGTTTGATGATTCCTTAAGGAGTAGTACAAAAAAGAGTATTTTTAACCACCTGCAAACAATTTATATCAGTGCTAACATGGCGCTTGATCAGATCGGTGCGTTTAACAAGAACATGGAGAAGCAGAAGGCTCTGCTGATGAATATGATTGATAATTTAAAGCTCGGCGACGAGGTTAAAAAGCGCATGGAAGAGCTTAAACACACTGAAGATGCCGAGGCGGCAAAGAGCTCATCTTCATCTATCCCTGGTCTTGGTGGCCTCCTTAGCGGTCTTGGAGGGCTCGGTGGCCTTGGCTTAGGGGATCTTGGCGCCAGTGGACTCGGTGATATAACATCTATGTTCGGAGAGGATAATTTTGTATTCCAGCTTGCTAAAGACATTGTTAACGAACTCGACATGGGCAACACCGAGCTTGAAGGACCCATGGATTCTATCATGTCACTGTTTGCTAACGACGGCAAGAAGATGCAGGATCTAATCGTAAAGGTCGGCGATAAGTTAGAGCAGAAGATTGCTTCCGGGGAGATTGACAAGGAACGCTTGTACAAGGATGCTCAGGCAATGAAGGATAAATTGTCTGCCGTTGCCCCTGGGTTAGGAGATATGATTAACGATGGAAGTTTCACTAATCCTCTAAAGGAGCATTTTGAGTCGCTTTCGGAAGAGGATAAACAGCAGTATGCGGATATTCCTGCCATTCTTGAGAAGCCATTCGGTAGTCGCACAGAGGAGGAACACGCACGGTGCTTCTCAATGCCTGGCTTGAATGTCTCTGATTTTCAGTCAGCGATGAAGAACATGATGTCATCGGACGATAAAACAACGGCAAAATCGGCAAAAGATAAGGCAAAAGCCAAAGCTAAGTCTCGATCAAAGTAAGTAAGTAAGTACGCATTAAATTTAATTGCGTTTCATCTTAATTTGCATACGCTGAACGCCATCAGTATAGTTATTAGATGACAAGAGAATACGTTCTCGGTTGAGTGTTTCATAGATTGCCTGCGAATTATCAAAAGCGTAGAAGCGCCAAATCTTGTCATTATACTTAATGATCGAGTTGCAACCAAACATATTGAGCCCGTAAAGCGCGTAGTTGCCCATCTCGTGCGGCTCAAACTCGTGCGTATTTAGAAATGTATTGATATCCATGTTATTGATTAAACATTAAATATCAATTTTTCCTGCTGTTGTAGCATCTGCTGAACCCGCCAATAATATCAATCTCTGTTTTTGTATCACAGCACATTGGGTTTGTACTTAAAAATAAAATACATGTACCGAATCTCGCACGAATATATTTATTCGTAATGTGTTGATAGTAGTAATGTGCGTTAGCCTTTAAATTTATTTGTTTTACACAGTACGGAGACTCGATTGCCATTTCATAGGTTGTAAACTTTTCCCAAGATGGCATAATGTATATAAATGTCAACTCTCTATCAGAATCGTCTGCTATTTTTAGAAGATTTAATATACGCTGAGTTGTTTTTGTAAATAGACAGTCAATGAACGGCGGATTTACTTGAAAACAACCTGTAATAAAATCACTATCTGGCGCAGTGAAAAAATTTCCTCGTGATCCCAATGCGACATCATAAGGAAATAAACTATAATACCTATTGAAAAAATGGTTTATAGGAGATGCGAATAACTCTGTATTACAATACATTCTATTTTTTAAGATCATCATTACAGAAGTCGGCACTGCCCACTGAAGTCCCTTTCCATCTAACAGAGAATACAAAAATCCAACAAACCAAATATAATTCAACGGCTTTAATGCCGTAGTAGAATTATCAACGGTATATCTTAATAGTTTGTTATACAAAACTACTGGAAGTACAACGGATAATTCATCGCATGCTAAAACTATCATGTCATCTTTCTCGTCTATAATTATTACATTTACAGATCCATGAATACCGCCGTATTCAGTATCTGCGTACATCCAAGGGAACCGTTTATTAATATTATTCGTTTCTGTGATCATCCAGTCATGTAAAAACATAGCATGTGATGTAGACACACCTTTTTCTATTAATTCTACGATTAACTGTGGATCGTACTCTCTATCATCCGGCAGACAGATAGTTTTCTGTTTAAATAGACTTCTATGTGTAATTATCCATCGAGCCCAGATTTTCATTATTTCTACTTCTTCTATGTGTGATATTGCGCATAATGTATCTCTGAACAATATGATGTCTCTTAAATGCGAGACGATATTCTTATTCATTGAGAATAGCATAAATTATCAATTTTGGGAGGGGGGACATGCGTTCCCCCTTAACCCCCTAGCCAAACTTGAGTAAGTTTGGGAGATCCGAATAATGTAAGCCAGGGGGTTAGGGGGGACATGCTGTCCCCCCCTTAGCGCGTTAACCAAAAATTACGGAAAAAATCCACTATCCGCCATGGACGGATCCACGCATACGGATCGTTCCAACCTCCGCTCTGCTCTTCTGTACGGCGGATAAATAGTAATGTTACTAAGAATATTAATATAGTCCAAAATATCATTGATTATATCTATCTTTAATTAATTTTTTTATTACAATTGATAAGTAAGATGGATATTAAAGAAAACTGCTTTGATAACCACGCTGATACACTGTCAAAATGCGCTCTTGCTCTCGATGCTTTAATAGAGTCCATAAACGGTAAATCATGCGACATCAACGATAAGATCAGCGTACTGCTGAAAAAAGTCAACTTAAAACTCGAAGATTCTACACAGTTTCTTACACTACAAAAAACAATCCTTGAAAACGAAATGGAATACATAAAAAAAATAAAAACCATCATCTCCACAGACATTAAATCGCAACTGCTAATATTAGCAGAAAACATTGTTATGTTTGTCATATCAGTACAAAACGTGTACAAAGAAATCCCCAATGTAGATGTTAAACACCCTCATATATCAAGCAAAAAAGACAATATCGGTAAAATCGTCGGTGACGTAAACAACAATTTAAACTGCCTCCGTACAGTGCTCCTCGAATTAGAACAATTTAACAAGACATTCACAGAAAATATAAACAAGGGCAATTTTCACTGCTTAACACTTAGTTCAGACATGAGAACAGTATACACTCACATATTGTTAGAATACACAAAATATGTACACGATACAGAATCACGTATGAATTATTACAATCTATTTGCCACACACATCATGGAACAACTACCAAATATGAAAATATGCAATTATTATCTTCCTCCATCTACACATACAGAATCTGAATCTGAAGATTCAGAAGGACAGATTAACCCTGTTATCGATTATTAAGCTGTATTACGCGTTTAAACATCTTAATAATCGATTTAATCTATCCATAACAATGGATTAATTCTTTAAGTATAGTATATGGAAAATCGCGAATATTGGAAGAAGGAAGAAGAAGATATACTCAAAGAGTGGGCAGACAAGGGTCAGTGCTATGAACTGATGCACTCCAGATGTCACGAAATTTACAGAAGAAGAAATACGTGGTTTGTTATACCTGTCATTATTATATCCACATTAACAGGTACGGCAAACTTCGCACAAGACAAGATTGATATTAACTACCGTGATTATTTCGTAATGACCGTCGGAGGTCTAAACATTATCGCAGCTATCGTAACCACCGTAAGCCAGTATCTTAAAATCTCAGAATTAAACGAAAGCTACCGTGCGGGCTCACTCTCGTGGGGTAAGTTTTACCGTAATATTAAGACCGAGTTAGCGAAACATCCACTGGATCGTATGGCTCCGTCAAACATGCTTAAACATTACAAGGAAGAGTATGATCGACTAATTGAAATATATCCACCGATTATGCCAACTGTTGTTCTCGAGTTCAACAAAAAGATGGGAAGAGTAGCAGATCTCATAAAACCAGAAATATGCGATGCGTTGTTTCCTACAACAATCTTCAATATGTCAGAAGAACAACGCATGGAGATGATTAAGAGATTTCAGCCACCCGTAGCTGAAGCTCCTCAGGAGCCTGAATCCGAACCTGAGCCAGAAATAGTGCTTGAAGATCCCAAAATAATTAAATTTAAAACAGCGTTTTTCAAAATAAATAACCGTAACCCAACAGAAGAAGAAATCTCGGCAGTACGCGCCGAATTATTTGACGGAGAATCAAATGTTTAAGTAAGTAATCTTTAAATACCGAAATTAGCCTTTTTATGTTTCCAGAAAGTAAACAACTGAATTTCAGAGGCCATTCTCTGAAGCACGTTTTGAGGGCCCTCCTGTTCTTTTATTTGTACGGCCTGCGCCTCCATCTTCTTTAAAACTTCTTTTGATAAATCGTTGAGCTTATACTCGTAAGGCAAGGTATTATAAAAGTTATAAATTTCAGGATGCTTATCCTTATTAATGAAGTCTTCTAATTTCAATGTAGTTGTTTTTACAGTACGACCCATCTGCCCATACTTCTCGTCCAAAAACATAGTTTTTTCAATCGTATTGTCAGTATGCGACAGAGCCAGAACTGTTTTCATTGGATCCAATTGTACCATCCTATGTTTCCAGCCCTCTGTAAATACACCTTCCTCAGCATAATGCCCGTTGCTCTGATCAAAGTAAAAATGCGTTTTTGTATACTCCTTTGTATAGGCTAATGTCGCTGCCGTACCATGATTCTCTTGATACGGACCCAGTTGCCGAATGCCTCGATCCTTGCAAAAATACATAAACATTTTGCTACTGCCAGCTAACGGGTAACCAGTTCGAATAAGCTCCGACACCGAATGACTAACTCGTGTTGGAGGATAAAAATCATCGTCGTCCATATTGATTAAATACATTCCCTTTGCCGTATTGTTCAATAAGTCGCGTTTCTTTCCGAGTGGGATCTTCTTCTTTAAATGATAATACCGTACAGTTATGCCGTCAATGTTAGCAGGAAACACACTCGCATTCGTTACATCAGAGTCATCTATAATAATCCACTCTATCTTACTGTGCGGATAATCTTGATAAGAAACCATCCGTATTAAATTCTGTAAAAAGTTAGCACGATTGTATGTACACGTTATAATACTGACAAAAGGATCTTGTGATGACATTTAATACATTATGTGGATTTATTTCTAAATGGTAGGACCTGCGCCAAAAAATGATATATTTATATAAATAATGACATGTCGTCGTGCCATATTTGCTGCAACCCTGTTAAAGTAGCTCCCCATTCAAGCTTGTCGAGACCAGTATGTTGCAATATTATGATTATACTCTGTCGGAAGTGTAAAAAAACACTCAATTACACATCGCCGATCGTATTTGTGAAATTTCAACAACTAAATAACTGTAAAAATTGTATACACGTTCGCAATCAAAGTGCGGAAGTTATTTACGAACAAGAAGATAAACAGATGGCTCAACCGAGTCCTATTAAAAAATCATGGAAAGATATCTTTTTTAATAAGATAGGATTTAAAAATTAATTCGAGTAAGCAAGCCCACCCATGCCTGACATAACACGAAGAACGTTGTAATTGGTTGCGAATATTAAAATATTACCGCCAAGCATTGGACCCAATGTAAGATTAAGACGAGCATTGTCTATACGCGAGAAGTTACATGTGCCAGATGGCTGGTGCTCCTCAGGCTTGAGAGCAAAAGAATAAACGTTGATACCAGGTGATCCAGGAATACGTGTATGGCACTGAAATGGCTGAACACGGCTAAAATAATTACCGACGCGTAGAGCAAAACGATCCTGACCGTTGAGCTGAAGATTACCGCTTACTGTAGGGTTTGTACCAAACGTGCTCGCACCAGTGAAATTGTCATGAGCACCCATTTGCACACCGCCAGATATATAACGACTTGATTGGAGTATAGCACCGTTATCAACCGCGGTATCTTTGCATACCCATACAAGCTCCTTGACGGGGTGATTAAATGTTAAATTAAAGGCCTTTGTGGTGTTACCGGCATTATTGGCATAGCTATCAGTATTCATCTGAAGTTGCTCAATCAGATACTCGTGCGAAACCTGAGCAAAACGACGACGCTCATCAGTATCCAGGTAAATGTAGTCAACCCAGAGATTAGCGTTGAATGTAGTAGAGGCAGGGGTACCTACCAGTACTCTTGCCTGTGTAGCGAAAGTAATATTTACTTTGACTTCGTGGTATTGAAGAGCAATTAATGGAAGCGCGAGACCAACGTTACGGCAAAACCAGAACTGCAGAGGTACGAAAATTCTGCGACCGGTAATAGCATTAGCACCATCATCATTCTGTAACGCTCCGTCTCCGGCAGCAGCTGTACGAAGATCCTGACCTATCATCCAGCGATAACCTAATTCCTTCGATGCTGGAACTGTTAACTGACTCCAAATCTCGAGCCAATCTCCATAGTGACGGTCAATAAGCTGACCGCCAATCTCAATATCTACCTGACTTAACAAATGATGTCCAACATCATGATGATATCTCGCATGCAGGTCAACAAGAGCAAGATTAGGTAAATCAATCTCCATCATCATACCATTTACTAAATCGCCGTTACGGGAAATCAGTGCCGTTACACGGTTACCAAAACCTGCTACACCGTTAAATGTCTGTTGGATGGACTCCATGGCAAAATTAGTGTGGCGACGGTACACTACCTTAAAGTAAGTAATCATAGGATTGCCAGTAAGATAAATATCTTGGGCTCCATATGCTACAAGCTGCATCAAACCTCCTGTCATTTATATATACTTATAACATATTTTTTCTTTAAAAACATTAATGTTTAATGTTACAAGATAATGTTGATAAAAATTGTAGGAACAGATGGATCTTTATTCGAAATAATAGAATTCGGATATAATGAAATACGCACTACAGCGGAATTACTAACTAAATTAAAAATCTCTTATGCCGAAGTATTAGTAAATAATCATCTTCAAGTTGAAGATGAGACTTCAACTTCAACTTCAACTTTAACTACTTTAAATGAAGGAGATTCAGTTATTATTAAAATCAAAGAACCTGTATGTTCACAGCCAGTTCCCCGTACGAAAATAACTGCTGATGTTTTCACCATTGATCCAGAAGGTTGTACAGATGCGGACGATGCGTTTTCTATATGGGAGGAAGAAGGACAGGTTCACTTAATGATACATATCGCAGATCCGACTGATTTTATTTCGGATTCAGGAGCATTGTTTCAACATATAATTAAAACAGCTCAGACACAGTATCCTTTTGGAGCTCCGCCTGTTCATCTGTTCCCAGATGAAATTCTACAAAGAGCTTCTCTCGTTAACGGATCTAATAAAAAGACAATATCTGTCCACGCAGTATTCGAACAAGGGAAGTTAAAATTAATAAGCACTGGTATAGAATTTTGCCTCGTTGATTGTGATAGTTGTAGTCGTTTTACGTATGAAAAGGCAGCTGAGAGTGATTTAAATATATTTATTTTAGGAACCGAAATAGCAAAGCAATTATGGAAGGACCGTAGTAAACACATGTCATGGGTCACAGATGATTTAAATTTAAATTTAAATTTAACTATACCTCATCTTAACGTAAATGGAGGAGTCTCTCTTACAGAAGACTCTATGAGAGTCAAAGTAATGAAGTCAATGATAGCCGAATTTGCTATATTAGCAAACACCGTGTTCGCTAAAGGATTATCAGATCGTAATATTTTTCTACGATCAGCACAGTTAACCGATGAAATTAAAACGTCCGTTCGACTCTCTGGACAAAATCTGTTACATAAAATCATTGAACAGTCCGTGTCAGCATCATATGTAAATGAAATGTTACCGCATGATATTGTAACCGGAGACATTTATACGCATGCCACTTCGCCTTTACGAAGAGCATCGGATTGTATTGTTCATATGATGTTAAAGGCGCAAGCACTTAATACGGAAGCACCTTTCAATAGTAAAAGTTTGCAGGAATGGTCAATTCATCTCACAAACCAGGCTAAGAAATTCAAAAAAGAACAACATGCCGAAATAAAAAAAGCAACCCTAAGATGGATATCATCAAATCTCCCTGTGAGCTGTACTGTAAAAGTAATGTCTCATAAAGCCGGGTTTGTAAATCTAATGATTACAGAACTTAACAAAATGCCTGTGAATGTTAGTTATACTCTTAGAAGAAAAGCTAAGCCTCATGAGGAAAAAATTACGGTAGAACTAAATAAGGTTAATTTTAATTGTAAATACGACGAAGGTACGTTACCAGATATTGATTCTAACTTTTGATTCATTTAACTTTAACTTTAACTTTTGATTCATTTAACTTTAACTTTTGATTCATTTGGGTTAATTTTAAATTGATATATTTATAAAGTTAAAGTTAATGGAAAATATAATTATGTACGGTTTACCTATGATTATCGGGGTTTATGTAACTGCTCTATTTAATCGGACGGAGCCCCCTGTTGCTAAAAATACATCAGAATCCATAGATTGGATGTCAGATCATGTTCCTGAACGCTTCCAGTCGCGTCTTGACAAATATTTTTATGGTATGCTTGTTTCAGATGTTCAAAATATGTCTGAGACCGATTTGCTGGATTTATGTGCTCCAGAAGACCGTATTAGTATGAAAAGCTTCCTTTCTTCATGGCTACCTGATCCAATTATTATCTGGGGTTCAGATGTGTTAACAAGAAACTACCAATCGCTTGAAGAGTTTATTCAGTCTATTACCGTCACGGAAAAACCACACGTAGTTTCTTTAATATTATCAAACAATAATCTTAGCTCGAATGATATTACCTGCCTTCATAAATATTTAATAAAGAGTCAGTATCCACGGCTTGGTCTTTTGAATATGAAGGGAAATAATGTTAAAATGGAAGACTTGCTATGGTTAAAGAAAGAGTATCCGAATATTATTATTTTAACGGATACGGTTGACTCTAACTCTAAGAGGCCACCGGTGTGGCCATCGTCTACGGTAACATCAGATTCGGAAGATTATTGTTAAAGTAAAGATTCGGAAGATTAAAGATTTATTAAGATGAGATGTTATCTTAAAAGAGAATCACTATATAATTGTAATCGTAATGGAAGAACTTGCACCAATTTGTATTCGTAGTGTACGAATAAAAACAGATTTAGAAGATATCATACGGGAGAATGTCAGATATTATAACATTATTGTGCGAGACTGCCCGCCATATATTCCTAATGAAAATGTTAAAAACGGTTATATAAGAGCCGCGCCAATTACCCGCATGAACAAATACGGAGGACATATGACAAATTTAGCATGGCCTGATCACCCAAAAGATATTTTCGGAGATCACATGGGGGCCATAATAGTATTAAACTCTTTGGACAATAAAATATTAATACTTCGCAATGAACATTTATGGGGATTACCAAAGGGAGTAAGGAATTTTAGCGAATTCTACAAAATAAAAACAGAGTTTACTGCTCTATTCGAGAAGAGTGGCGGAAAAAGCGAAAAATACTTTGAAGATTCCGTAGTGTTTGAGAATATAGAGTCTGGAGAGGAAAATATATGCCGCGAAACATTTGAAGAAACAGGTATAGAATTAGATCCGCACAATTTAATCAGATGGGACAACACGAATTACAGCGCGTATACTAAATATTATTATCAGTTGGATTTTACAGCAGAAGAATACGGCTGTATTCTGCTTAAAAATGGCACTGATCACGAAAACGATGAGTTGAAATGGATCGATTACGCAGAGTTAAACAATATGTTACAACAACACAAAACAAATATTAAATCAAAAGTATTTAATCATGTGACATATAAATTTTTGTTACAATTTCAATCAACTATTATATGCTAACCCGCCCATCCCGTTAAATATACGTAAAATATTATAATTTACAGCAAACATCTTCACGGTCAATGGAACATCAGGTTTAATACCTGTGGTCGTATAGACTGGTCCAGTTTGAATGCGTAGTGTAGCTTCTTCTATACGAGAAAAATTACACGTTCCTGATGGCTGATGCTCTTCAGGGTTCAATGCGAAAGAATATACATTTATACCTGGAGATACAGGTATATTTGTATGATGATTTCGAGGCTGAACTAAACTAAAGTATGTTCCTGGACGCTCGGCAAATCTATCAGAAGTGTTCATTGTCACAATAGTCTTTGATATAGGATTTCCAGCAAGTCCGTTAGATCCGTATGGGCGAACACTGTCATAATTAGAAAAACGCATCAAATCATCATATGTCTTAATATCTGATAACCCGCTCTGATTCAGTACAAGTTGCTGTGTCTGGAAATCTGTATCGTATGTATCTATAGATATAACGTTACTGTAAACAATGTTTGGTGATAATGCCGTTAAAGATACTATTTTTGTTGCTAAGCCATTATTTACCTCAGTAACACGCACAATACCAACGGCGCTTAAAGAATATGAAGTGTCTTTTGGCAATACCTTAATAATATCACCGACTCTCATCTCATATGCGACGTTAGGAGCAAAACTAAATGAACTATTACTAAGTTCTGTATTCTTTGGTATCGCAGTTCCTGTTGATAAATTCATCAACAGACGAGTATTAAATGTTCTTTGGAAAAAAGAAGGGTCAGAGTCAGGCCGTGTGTCCACAATTCTTATTGATGTCGGTTGACTATAAGTTACATTAGCTAACAAGGTTTCTGACTTTACAGTGACACTCGTAGGGACACCTGCTATATTTACAGCATTTACAGTCAATGACACTGGAGGATAAGTTATAATATCTGTAACGCCTCCTGGTGTAACTTCAATCACGTCTCCTACGTTCATGTTATAGGTAGGAGTGAAGATAAATGATGACACATTTAATCCTCCTTGAACTATAACTCCGTCTGGTGTAACATCTGTTGTTGTACGCAAACTCATTGTTAAAGGTGTCATAGGAATATATCTGCCTGTTCTGGATATTGACGTAACCGTATCGTATATTACACCAGCATCCATCTTGTCTGAATAATCAGCTCTCAGGAAAAATTCAGTAGCTACTCCGTTTCCGTCTACTGTCGCAACCACCAAAGTAATTTTTTTACTTGCGTTCGTGCTGGATGATACATAAATAGCATCGCCTGGTATCATTATGAATCCATTTAATGGAGTAACTATAAATGTAAATATACCTGTCGTAGTTGCCGTAATTGTTCTGTAAGCAGATATATTAAGACTTGATCTTAGATTAATACTTACTTTGTCTGGTTGTAAAGTTCCTGCTGTTCTTATTACAGAAACAACCGTATTATAAGTTTGTCCATTTATCAATATGTCAGTTGTATAAAATAATCTATTAGTTGTATCTAAAATGGTTATCGTAGCATTTGTCTGTGTATCTCCATCTACATTCATTGTTATAGTATCTCCGTTTAAGATTACGTATCCTCCGGTAGATATTAACGTATCTGTTTCAGATAAAGTAAATAATGCTGTAGTGTTTGCTGATGGTATTATTGATATACTCAACTTTGACGGAGATATATACGTCTCGCTTGGTAATCCCGTTAGTCCAGGAATAAGCTGATTATTAGAAATCTGTATTGTCTGGAACGGAGGTGTGTCAGGCAATTGCGTATTTGTGAAATTCGACCATTCTCTCCTGGATTCAAATCCTTTGAGTACCCATAACAGCTCTTTTACAGGATGATTGAAATTCAAACTTATATTACGACGCGACTCGCTCATACATGTATCTTCCTGATACTGAACCTGTTCTACCAAATATTCGTGAGACACCTGCGCAAAGCGCCGTCTCTCGTCTGCGTCTAAAAATACATAATCAACTAAAAGGTTGGCTGTTAAACTATTGTGGGCAACATACGTACTGTATTCACTCGCAGGCACCCAACCAACAGGTCTTGTAGAGTCTGATACATATACCTGTATAAGCTCCTCGGCTTCGCGAAAAGATACTTGGATACGTACATCATTGTACTGTAGTGCTATTAACGGTAACGCAAGTCCTAAGTTACGACAAAACCAAAACTGTAATGGAATAAAAATATCACGCCCGACAATATATGACTGTTTAATAGAATACGGAGACGCCCCTAACGAAGCGATGGAAGATAAAACGTCTGCCTGTAATCCGGTATTTTGACCGAACGCATTTTTAGGATCCTGGCCAATCATCTTACGATATCCTTCCATTTGCCCGGCTGGTACGGTTAATTGCGCCCAGATTTCAAGCCAATCGCTGTAATGTCTGTCTATTAAGTTGCCTCCTATACTAATTTCCACCGATTTGATAAGATAATGTCCGATATTATCTATCCATCTTGTGAACCGTCGTCCTGGATTCGTTACTCCGTTATTACTTATACCGAAATTAGAAGCAGACTTTTCTGTTAGATCAGGCAAGCTTGCCTGTATGCAAGCCCCTGTAATTAAATCCCCGTTTCTAGAAAGTGTACAAGACGTTGTAACTCCGAAACCTGCTGGAACATCAAATGTCTGTTTAATGGTTTCTATAGCAAAATTTGTATGTCTACGATAAACTGTTTTAAAATATGAGATCATGGGGCTACCAGTTAAAAATATATCCTGCGCCCCACATGCAACCAGTTGCATAAGTCCGCCTGTCATTAATTATTATAAATATTTAATCTTAACTCATAAAAGCAACACCTCCTAATCCACTCATTATACGTAACACATTATAATTCACTGCGTATAACTTCACGTTACAACTTGAACTAGCGTAAACTGGAGTGTATGTTGTACCTGTAATGACTTGAGTTCCATCCGTATTGACGGTAACATCAACCGTATCTGGATACTCTGCGATATTATCTACTTTTTGTAATGTGGCTACTGTTAAAGTTAAAAACGCCTTGTCTATTTTAGAAAAATTACAGCTACCGGATGGTTGTATGTCTTCCGGTTTCACCGCGAACGAATACACATTAATTCCAGGCGAGGCTGGTATGTTTGTATGATATTTATAAGGATGCATTTTATTATAATAGTCTCCTGGCTGGTTTACCCTTACATATCCATTCATTGTTATACTCGCATTCACAATAGGATTTAAAGAACCTGGAGGAGTTGTTGAATTCTGGTTTAGTCTCTTCACATCATTCAGCAACCTGATGAAACTCAAAGAAGAATAATCATCCACCTGCTCAGCAGAATCATCCACCTGCTCACCAGTCTGTCCGACAGGCATTTGCGATATAACCGAAGTAAAATTACTGGGTTGTCTGTTATTTCCAGTTAAATAATTTACAGGTTGAGCCACCCATACTAACTCTTTAACAGGGTGATTAAAATTAATGTCTATCTGAACAGTTGTAGTATCTTTCCTACTATTATTTGCTGTTATTAACTGCCCTCCATTAAACTGTAATTGTTCAATAAGATACTCGTGTGATGTCTCGCTAAATTTTTTCCTCTCATCCACGTCCAGATAAATATAGTCCACGAATAATTTAGTATTAGATAATCTGTTTGTCGTTAGAATAGCACCTGTTCGAACAATGTCAGATATCTCCGCGAAGGTCACGTTTATTTTAACGGTGTGATACTGTAACGCTATAAGAGGTAAAGCCAGCCCAATATTACGACAAAACCAAAAATTCAACGGAATGTAAAGTGTTTGCCCCGGAGTCATACCATTATTATAGTCTTTTTGGAGCCCAGTTGGTCTTCCGATCGCATCTGGTCTACCCTGTCCAATTAGCTGATTATATCCGTTTCTCTTACCGGCAGGAACAGATAGCTGAGCCCAGATGTCCATCCATTCTCCGTAATGTCTGTCTATGAGTTGACCTCCTATTTCTATCTCGACTTGTTTAATCAAATAATTGCCGATATTTTCTGTCCATCTACCTACTGTACTATCCGTATCGATCGCCAAGTCTGGTAAGGTTGTCTGTATATAGGCCCCATGTATCAAATCTCCGTTTCGCGATATTATAGTAGAGACTGTTGTGCCGAAATTTACGACTCCGTTAAATGTATGTTCCACGCATTCCATGGCAAAATTCGTATGTCTACGATAAACCGTTTTGAAATGTGTAATCATTGGATCACCTGTCAAATAAATATCCTGTGCTCCATATGCTACTAATTGCATTAATCCTCCCGTCATTATAATTATCTATATTTTTGTCTTTGGCTTAATTCCAATTAAGGCAAAGATAAATTTAATTATCTTTAACTTTAACTTTAAGCATGATAAAAACGCTGAGGGTAGCTGCCCTCGCCACCAGTCTGTGTGGCCGCTAACTTGTGTACAGGCATGGGTTGCTGTACCCATGCGGTGGAATTAACATTTAAACGGCTATCATAGCTGCTGGCGCTGGGAGAGCCGTACTGGCTCATATGAAATGGAGCACCATACGCTGAACCACCTTGCTGATGAGTTGCTTGCTGTCTGTTAAATAAATCGGTAATATCGGCGTCGAGAACAGATACGCCTGCCTTGCGACGCAATGCTGGATCCGTTAATATAAGATTGTTACCGGTCCACTCATTAGATGCGTTAGCTGTGAAGGGATTAGCACTCTTAGGATTGTATGTCATATAATGTTTATAAACATTATATTTTCGTTTATTAATACCTAAAAATATAACAACAATTAAATATACATGTCACTCACACATTCTTTTGAGCTAACTGAAGTTAAAGAAGCAACTATGAAATTAATATCAGACAATGCCGATCATTTGATAAATTATATTTACACACACAAAGATACTGCTCCTTATAATGTACCGTTAATACGCGTAGGTCTTGTAATGAAGACATTACTTAAGACAGATAAGACAGTTAAGAGCGATACGATAGAACCGGTTATCACGGATATCTTAGATCTTATCAGTGGCACAAAAGATCCTCGTTTTACAGAAATATATCAAGAAGAGCTGCGTTTCTTAAAAAGTTGCTCGATTCTCGATGATATGATCACGCTTAACGGGGTTTAAAGAGGATTTAAGGGGTTTAAAGGGTATTTAAGGGGTTTAAGCTACTTAATTTACAGGAGACTCTACCTCCTCTCCTACGGTACCGTCTGGGAGAACTTTATAAAATGTAGGGTACGCAGATACACCACGAGAAAACCGAAACATTGGATTTACGGTACCGTCGAGTACATAAA